CAACTGATTATATTCCTGTTCCTGATGATTGGTTTACCAGTGCCACATATACTCCTATGAGAGAAAATGCAGATGCTAGTGGTCAACTTAAAATCTGTACTATCACAAATAGAGGAGTTGGTCTTGGAACTGCTAATATAACATATACCAATGTTCCTATTATGGGAGATGGTCAAGGTGGTAAAGCAACCATTGTGGTTAATAATGATTCTAAGGTTGAAACAGTAACAGTTTCAGATGGTGGATCTGGATATACTTTTGGTAGTGTTGACTTAGCAGCAGGTGGAGTTCCTTTAGGAAGCACAACACCTACATTTAATGTGATTATTCCTCCACCAGGTGGGCATGGAAAAGATGTTTACTTAGAATTGGGAGCATTAAATGCTTTAGCATATGCTAGATTTGAAAATGATTCAGAAAACCCAGACTTTGTTACAGGACAACAGTTCTCAAGAGTTGGTATTTTAAAGAATCCTCAAGCAGAAGGATCTGATCAATTATTAATTGCAGAAAAAGCAAGTGCAGTATATGCTTTGAGATTAGCAGGTGCTGGTTATAGTTCAGCAGTTTTTAATCCTGATGACTTTATAACTCAAACAGTTGGTATTGGATCTACTGCTGTTGGTAGAGTCATATCATATGATCAAGTTACTGGTGTGTTAAAATATTGGCAAGATAGAACCACTGCTGGATTTACATCCACAGGTCTTGCAGAACCTAACCCACAGTTTGGTTTCAGAATGAACAGATTCTCACATCTGATAGAAGCACCTGGCACTGCTACAGGTGGTAGTTATACCATTAATGGTGGTAGTGTAGCTGTTGGAATTGACACTGGATTCCAAGGTGTCTCAACAGTGATAAATAATAAGACATATTTCTTGGGTCAAAATTTTGTCAGTGGTATAGCACAACCAGAAATTAAGAAATATTCTGGTGAAGTGGTATATGTAGATAATAGACCTTCTATTACCAGATCCAAATCCCAAAAGGAAGACCTAAAAATAATCTTGCAATTCTAAAAAATCATGCCTCAGGAAACTAACCTAAATGTAGCTCCTTATTTTGATGATTTTGAGCCGTCTAGTAATTATTATAAAGTATTATATAAACCTGGATTTCCTGTTCAGGCAAGAGAGCTTACAACCATGCAATCTGTTCTTCAGAATCAGATTGAAGACATGGGTAATCACTTCTTTAAGGAGGGTGCCAAGGTAATACCTGGTGGATCACAGTTTAAAGATCAATTTTTTGGAATACAAGTAGATTCTGAGTTTTTAGGAGTTCCTATAACTTTATATTTGGATCAGTTAATAGGAAAGAAAATACAAGGTGCTTCATCAGGTGTGACTGCTACAGTAATCACATATATTACTGATGAAGAATCTGAAAGGGGTAATTGCACCTTGTATATTGGATATAGGGGAAGTGGAGTTAATAATGATGTAAACACATTTTTAGATAATGAGGTTTTACAAACAACAGAGGATATTAGTTTTTCAACAACATTCATAGCATCTGGAGAGGGGTTTGCAAGCACCATATCATCAGAAGCTTCTGTTGTTGGAATGGCATTTAAAATGTCAGCTGGTGTTTATTTTTTAAGAGGACATTTTGTAGATGTTGCAGATGAAGTATTAATATTAGATCAATATAGCAATACTTCAAGTCATAGAATTGGATTTAAGATAAGAGAAGATATTATATCAGCAGATATTGATCCATCTTTAGCAGATAATGCTAAAGGTTTTAATAATTTTACAGCACCAGGTGCAGATAGATTAAGAATTACTGCCAATCTAGCAAGAAAAGATATTGATGAACTTAATGATGAAAATTTTGTTCAGTTGACAGAGGTTGTTAATGGTGCACTTGAAAAAGATACTGTCAGATCTGAATATAATCATCTAGCAGATGAATTAGCAAAAAGAACATATGATGAATCTGGTAATTACTATTGCAAAGATTTTACAACATCAGTTAGAGAGTGTTTAAATGATGGTGTTGGAAATAGAGGACTTTATGATGAAGGACAAATAACAGAACAAGGTAATGAACCTACTGATGATTTAATGGTCTTTAAGGTTTCACCTGGTAAAGCATATGTTAGAGGATATTATGTTGAAATATTACGTGCTAATAATTTTGATGTTGTTAAACCTAGATCAGTAAATACATTAAAAGATCAGTCATTAAATTTTGGATTTGGTCCTTCATTTGAATTGAATAATGTCACAGGATCACCTACATTAGGATTTAACAATAGTAATACTATAAGTTTAAGAAGTGAAAGGGTAGGATCAGAAAAAAGACCATCTAGCACTCATGTTGTAGTTGGTGGCAATAATGATGCTGGACATGTTGGTGCTGCTGGTTCAGAAATAGGTGTTGCTAGATTATATGATTTTGCTTTAGAGTCTGGATCATATAATACTCAAAATGGTGCAACTAATCAATGGGATATTGCATTATGGGATCTACAAATGTATTCATCATTTGTTCTCAATGAACCTTTATCATTATCAATACCAACTCATATTAAAGGTCAATCAAGTGGTGCTACTGGTTTTCTTAGAACTGCAACAACTAATAGCACTCAATTTACTGCTTATGATGTAAAAGGAACATTCTTTCCTGGTGAAAGATTATCATTTAATGGTGTTAATGATAATGATAGATTTACAGTTGATATTCATAATTATGAAATATCTGACATAGGATCATTATATGGGACTGTTGGTGTTGCAACATTTACTGGTGATTTAATTCCTAAGAAAGTTCTAAGTTTTGGTGGTGGAACTGTGGGTGCAGCAGCTGCAGCTGCTGGTGTGGGTAAAACATCTGGTGTTTCACAAGTAACCAGTGCTGGTGATACATTTGCAGGAATTGTTACTACAGGAGATTTAATTAGATATAAAAGACCAGGTAAAACATTACCAACTCTTAATAAAGTCATAGGTGTTTTTGACACATCTTTAAATGTAATTGGTGTGACCAGTGTTGCTGGTGTGGTTGATGGTGGAGTTCCTCAAACACAAGAGGAAGTATCTAATTTAGAATTAGTTGGTAGTGAAATTCAAAGAACTTTAGGGTCAGGTAATAAGTCTGATAATGAGAGTTTATATAGTGTATTTCCTAAAAGAAATGTACAATTTGCTGATCTAGTCAATTCTAACATTGTAATTAGAAGACAATTTGATGTAACTATAACAAATTCAAAAACTAGTTTAATTAATGCTGATGATAGAGAAGTATTTTTACCTTTTGATGAAGAGAGATATGTTTTAATAAACACAGATGGAAGCACAATTGCTATTGATTCTAGTAAATTAGCATTAACAAATGCTAGTGCAACAGCACAATTTGTAGGATTAAGTGTTGCTAGTGGAACTGCTAAATTAATTGCTACTTTAAGAAAGAGTAATGTAATTTCTAAAACAAAAATTAAAAAAGTATCAGAAAATGTTGATATAATAAGATCTGTGGATTCATCATCAGGAACTGGTGGTGATACCTTAAATGATGGATTAATTTTTGGTAATTTTGCTTTTGGTACTAGAGTTCAAGATAATATCATATCATTGAATGTGCCTGATGTTGTGAAAATATTTGGTATTTTTGAATCAAATGATTTAAATGATGCTGAATCTCCCAGTTTAAATATGGGATCAATGGATGGTCCTAACTCAAATACAAATGATTTAATCATAGGAGAAAGATTTGTTGGTGAATCAAGTGGAGCAGTTGGCGTATATCTAACAAGAAATAGTGATATTGGTATTGGATTTGTATATCTAAACAATGCTGTATTTGAGCCTAGTGAAGTTGTTAAGTTTAAAGATTCTAATGTTACTGCTATTGTTACTATAGTTAATGTTGGATCATCTAATATCACTCAAAACTTTACTTTTCAAACAGGACAAGTAGGAGCATTTTATGGTATATCTAATATTAGTAGAAAACCAGAAATATCTGCACCATCTAGAAGATTAAAAATATATTATTCTAGAGGGGTATATGATAGTAATGATACTGGTGATATAACCACAGTCAATTCATATGGTGCTTTTGATTATGGTAAAGAAATAGGAAGTGTAAATGGAAATAGATTATCAGATATAGTAGATGCTAGACCTGTGGTGGCACCATACACTGTTGTTGCAGGAGCAAGATCACCTTTTGAATTCTTTGGAAGAAATTTTGATGATAGTGCTAATAGTGGTGCAAGACATAGTTCTAAGAATATTTTAGCATCAGATGAATCAATGTCTGTTGGATTTAATTATTATCTACCTAGAGCAGATAGATTGTATATTGATAAAACAGGAAGTTTAGAAGTTGTATATGGAACACCTGCAGATGAACCTAGATTACCTCCTGAGATAAGTGGTTCAATGAACATTGCTAATGTGTTCTCACCAGCATATCTTTATAAAGTAACTGATGCAAAAGTAAAATTCATACAATATAAGAGATATCAAATGTCTGATATTTCTAAACTTGAGCAAAGAATTAAAAACTTAGAATATTATACTTCTTTGAACACTGTTGAGTCTGATATAATGAATAAGTTTATACCTGATGGTAATGGACTTAATAGATTTAAATCTGGTATTTTTGTAGATAACTTTACAGATTTAAAACCACAAGACACATCAATTGGTGTTAGAAATAGTATAGACAAAAAAGAAGGTTTATTAAGACCATCTCATTATTCAACTGCTATTAATATGCAAGTTGGTTCAAATGCTATTCAAGGAATAGGTGATGGACTTGCAACTGACAGTAAATTTGCAGCAATATCAGGAAGTAATGTAAAAAGATCAGGTCAACTAATTACTTTAGATTATGATGAAGTTATATACAAATTCCAACCTTATGCTACTAGAGTAGAAAATGTAACTCCTTTCCTTGTCATGTTCTATAGAGGAACAATTGAACTAGAACCAGATACTGATATTTGGATTGATGTAACTAAAATGAAACCTAATGATATCATGATGGAAGGTTCATTTGAGGGAGTTGCTGAAGCATTACAGGCAGAGATAACCACTGCTGCTGATGGTTCTAGAATGGGTGTATCTCCTGTTGAATGGAACTCATGGGAGACAGTTGGTGTTAATATGGATCTTGGATTATCTAATAATCAACAAACATTCCAAAATGCTTCTGGTAATAGTAATAATGCTGCAGTTCAAGGTTTGTTAGATGGTATTAATGTAGGTAATCAACAAATACTTGATCCTAGTGATTCTGTTGTAAACAATATTACTGCAACTGGTGGTGTCAGTTTACAACAACAAAGGACTGGATCTCAAAGAACTGTTATTGAAAAAATAGATACAGCATCTTTAGGAAGTAGAGTTGTAAGTAGAGACATAGTTCACTTTATGAGATCTAGGGATATACAATTCACTGCTAAATCAATGAAACCTTACAATAGAGTATATGGTTTCTTTGATGCTGTAGATGTCACTAAATTCTGTGTTCCTAAATTAATTGAAATTGAAATGTTAAGTGGAACATTTAGAGTTAGTGAAACTGTGACAGGTAGAATGCCTAGTTCTATTCAAGGAAGAATTAATAATAGAAATGCAACTCCATTCATAACATTTAGAGTAGCACAATCAAGACATAAATTTGGTCCACATAATAACTTAACTGATGAATATGTTTTAGATCCTTATAATAAGAGTAATATTCCTGCTAATTATAGTGGATCATCTTCTATACTTAATGTAGATACACTGAGTTTAGCAAATGATGATACACCTCAATTTGAAGGTTACATTGCAACAGGAATGATTCTTCGTGGTAGATCTTCTGGTGCAAGAGCAAGAGTTACTAATGTTAGATTAATCTCAGATGCAAATGGAACATTAATAGGAAGTTTCCATGTACCAGATTCTGCTTCATCTTCTAATCCAATATTTGAAACTGGAACATCAACATTTAGATTAACAGGAAGTTCAACAAATAGTAGAATTAAAGGAACCTTTGATACTGCTGCTGAAGAGGCATTCTACTCACAAGGTAGTGTTGATGCAACTCAAGAGTCAACTCTCTCTATGAGAAATGCAAAAGTTCTTACAAATAATTTCCAAGAATCTCAAACCATAGGTGGAACATCACAATCAAATACAATTCAAACAGTTAGTGGTTTTGATGTTGTAACTAATGTTACTCAAGATATCACTGAAATTACTAATATTACTAATGAAATAACAAATGTTACTAATGTAACTAATGTAACTAATGTCACCAATGTATCAAGAGTTACTCAAGTTATTAGAGAACCTTGGGAAAGTAATGATGATGACCCAATAGCACAAACATTCTCTGTTAATGATGAAACTGGTATTTTTGTTACTAAATGTGATATTTACTTCCAAGCAAAAGATGATGAACTTCCTGTTAAATTTGAAATTCGTACAACACAGTTAGGTACTCCAACAACAACAATTCTCCCATATACTGAAACATACCTATTCCCAGATCAAGTTAATCTCTCTGAAGATGGTAGTGTCCCAACTACTTTCCAATTTAAATCACCAGTTTTCTTAGAACCATTCACTGAGTATGCTCTAGTTCTTAAATCTAAGATAACAAATTATAAGGTATGGGTAGCAAGATTAGGTGAAGCTGATGTTAGAACTTTAGGTAGTGAAGCTGGTCAAGTTTTAGTTTCTAAACAACCAACATTAGGATCATTATTCAAATCACAGAACTCCTCTGTGTGGACGCCAAGTCAGTATGAAGATTTAAAATATGATCTGTTTAGAGCAGACTTTAGAAATGCAGGATCTGTATCATTCTATAATCCAAAACTACCAGAAAAATTAGAAGATTTACCTGATAAAGGAATTACATTTAAACCTAATAAAGTAAGAGTTGGTTTAGGTGCTACATTTGTTAATTCTGGTATTAGCACTTTAGGATTTGCAATTCTTAAGGCAGGTAATACTGTATTCCAAGCAAATAGTAATACAGTTAATCTTGAAACAGTTCCAAATGGATCTTTAGTTGGATTTGCTGGATCAATTAGATCTAATAAAGGACTGGTTGCAAGCAGAATTGATATAAATGGTGAATTAGTAAATATAGGAACTGGAACTAGTTTATCAGTAACTAATGCAGGTATTGGATACACACCTTTAGGAAATTCAGTGCCTGGTGGATCAACTGCTCATTTTACATATGCTAATGTTTCTGCTACTACTGTTACTGGATTAGGACAAAATGCAAAATTTGATATTACTGTTCAAAATGGAGTTGCTATTGCTGCTACATGTGTAAATGGTGGTAATGGTTATACCACTGGTGATGTATTAACAGCAACTCTTGGTGATGGTTCTGGTGAAGGATTAAGAATCACTGTTGGATCTGATAATTTAGAATCATTTAATGAATTAGTATTAACAGATGTTCAAGGTGATTTTGATACTAGTGCAAGTGCTTTCCCATTGAAATATATTGATAGCACTTTAGGAATAAGCACATCTGTAAACTATCAAACATTTGCTGCTGGTGAAATTGCTGCAAATGGTGAACAAAGTGTTGCACCAACATCTGTAACTGTTGCTGATGGTGATGATGGTCTTCATATGAGAATTAGAATGAAGAATCATGGAATGTATAATTCTATTAATAAAGTTCTAATCAAAGATGTTGAGAGTGATACAGGTTCAACTTCTATAACTCAAAATTATAGTAGAACAAGCACTGCTAATCTAGGTGTTTTAGTTGGATCAGGATTCACAACATTTGAAGGATTAACTGTTGGTGCAGCACAAACTGGTTATGCTCGTATTGAAGATGAAGTGATTGGATATACTGGTGTTAGTGGTAATACTTTAACTGGTGTTACTAGAGGGATAGATGGAACTCCTCAAGAATCACATGATAATGCAGATAGAATAGTTAAATATGAATTTGGTGGAATATCTCTAAGAAGAATTAATAAAACTCATGATCTACAAGATGTAACTATTACAAATGATCCATTAGGTGTAGATTTCTATCATATCAAGATTGATACTGCATCAGATGGTGTAAATAGAAGTTCTGCTCAATATGATCCAACTGATGCTTCAACTAAATTACCACTTAAGATTAGAACAACTGGATTAGGTGGTGGTCCTGAAGCTAGATCATCTTATAATATACCATTCTCTATAGTGATACCTAAGTTTGAGTTACTCAATCCACCAGGAACAACTATTGCTGGAAAATTAAGAACAGTGACTGGAGGAACTGTAAATGGTAATGAACCAGCATTTATTGATCAAGGATTTACTAATGTTAATATGCATGAACCCAATTACTTCTCATCAGTAAGACAGGTTGCATCTCAAGTTAATGAAGATGCTTTCTTAACTGACTTACCAGGAAATAAATCTTTATCCATGTTAATGGATATGACATCTAGTGATAGAAGATTGAGTCCAATGATCAATTTAGATCATGCTGCAATGACATTTGTTAATAATAGAATTAATAAACCTGTTGCTAACTATGAAGATGACTTTAGAGTGAATAGTGTTAGAGAAGATCCTGATAGATTCCTTTATACTACTAAAAATATTGTATTGGAAAATCCTGCAACTTCATTAGAAGTTATTTTAGATGGATATGTTCCTGACTTATGTGATCTTAGAGTGTTCTATGCTATCAATCAAGAGAAGAAACTAGATGATGTAATATTCACACCATTTCCTGGTTTCAAAAACTTGAATATAAATGGTGATGTAATCACTCAAACTAAGAGTGATGGTTTATCCAATCTAAAAGTTCCTAAGGTTGATCAATATGTACAAACACCAAGTGTAGATTTATTCAAGGAGTATAATTATGCAACTAATGATTTATCTCCATTCTCATCATTTAGGATTAAGATTGTAGGTACATCAACAAATGCTGCTGTTGTTCCTCAACTTAGAAATCTTCGTGTTACTGCTCTTGCTTAATTATGTCTTTAATACCTGTAGAGAATCATCCTGGATTATATAGAGATAGTGTGACTAATGCTATTGTAAATAAAAGTAAATCTGATTTTGAACACTACACTAAAACCAGAAATAAAATGCTTTCTAAAGAAGAGAGAATTAATCATCTGGAACAAAAAGTAGATAATTTATCAGATGATATTGGTGATATTAAATCTATGCTCCAATCTTTTTTAAGTAAGTCTAATGGCTAATAATACAATTACTTTTGATCCAGCTGCTGGTGTTGCATATAGTGCTAATTTAACAATTAACACTGGAGCAAACTTTAAATCAACATTTAAGGTTAT